CCAATGGTATGGATTAGGTAGAGAATATGGCTATACTGATGTATTTTATACACAAACAAGTACAGATTATAATACAGGACAAGAAACTACAACACAAGATTGGTACTGGGTAGATGAAGAAGGAAATCAAGTTGCATCCTCTGATTTAGATTTTAGAGAGAGAATAATGCCTGGGTTAATGAATGAATTTAATAGTAGAGCTTGGGATTTATTAGACCCATGGATGGAAATTGCTCCAATAGTAGGAGTAGATTTTTACCATTACAAAAGAGATTTTTGGTTACATGCATACGCAAACTATATTTTACCATATCACAAATATATTGCTGGAGAAGAAGAATTTAGTTACCTTAATAGAAATAATTGGGGTAAAGGTGGATTAATATTAGACAATGATTTAGAACAATGGGATGATTACTCTGCTGGTTTAAGTTTAGGAACAAAATTAGGGAAAAATTTAGGAATATTTGTTGAAGGCGAATATTCTAAAATGTGGGATAGTGAATTATACCAAACAACATTTGGATTAAATTATACTTTTAGATAGTAAACAATGGCAAAGCAGATAGGAGAAAACACAAAGGTAACTTTAGATTTAAAAACTATAGGAATGATAGTAGGATTTGTAGTATCCCTATCAAGTATGTGGTTTGTACTTAAAGCAGATATAGCATTAGCAATGCAACTACCAGAACCAGTTATTGAGAGAGTAGAATACGACTTAAAAGATGAGTTGATTCGACAAACAATAATGGATACCCAGGAAGACGTAGAGATGATTCTAGAAAAACTTAATAAACTAGAAGATCGTATGTACGAGGTATCAAAGAAAAACTAAATGAAAAATTTATTATTTTTGTTTCTGTTAATACCAACAATACTTGCAGGACAAGCAGATACCCCAAAATGGATTAACGATGATACTTTTGAATCTATAATTAACCCAAGTAATGGGTTTGAAGATGATGATTTAGAAATAATTATAGTTGAATTTTATGCTGAATTTAATAAAGAAAATTCATTTCCTGATTGGAAAAAATTAGATAATATAGATGGAGTTAGTTATTATAGAATAGACATTGCTACCTCTCCTAGATTAAAAAAAGAACTTAGAATAAGGATGGCTCCAACTTTATTACTTTATACAAAAGGAGATGCTTATATTAAATTTAAAGCAAAAGCAGGTTTAGACTTATTATGTCCTGTAGATTACCCTAAAATGTTAAGAGCTATAGAAGTAGTTAAAAGAGAGTCCCAATATTGATATTTATAATAAAACGTTTCACTAAATAGTTACCTTATGTTAAATAAACTAAAACAAAAACTGATGGCATTTAAAAACATATTTAATGACAAAAACGATATAAACGAAAAATCAGTAGTTGGTTTTGCTTCCTTTGCAATAATGACATTATTTGCATTTGCAGATCTTATAACTGGTTATTTTGGAGAAGATTTAATAATAAATGAATTTATATACGATTCATTTTTATTTATTACTCTAGGATGTTTTGGTATAGCTGAAATTGGAAAAATATTTGGTAATAAATCATCAGCACCTGTTGAAGAACCAGCTCCAACCCCAGAACCAGAAGAACCAAAAGAAAGACCTGGTATTAATATTAATATAGATGGAGACGATTGGTAAAATGAAAAAAAGAATTGTAATAATATTATTTTGTATAATACTTCTAGTACCTACAGTACCTAGTTGTGCTTCTTCTAAACCAACAACACCAAAACCACCACCACCTAAAGAAATAGTTAGTGGTGAAAATGATCCACTAATGAAATTATTACTTTCAGGACTTATTATATTATCAGTTAACTTTTTATTTGTAAAATAATATGAAATTAGAAGTTTTAAGATTCAGCTCACAAAATGATTCCACCTTAGGTATGTTATTTGATGTAACAAAAGGTAGAAAATTTATTTGTTTTACTCTAGAAGATGAAGCTAGAGATACTAAAATAATGTCAGAAACAAGAATACCTGAAGGTATTTATGAGTTAAAATTACGTACTCATGGTGGATTCCATGAAAGGTATATTAAAAAATATGGTAGTAAATTCCATAAAGGTATGATTCATGTGCAAGATGTACCTAATTTTAGATATATTTTATGGCATACAGGAAATACAGATGAACATACTGCAGGGTGTCTTCTTTTAGGTGATACATCTCAACAAAATATTAGTAAAGAAGGTTTTATAGGTGGATCAACATCTGCATACAAAAGAGTTTACCCTATTATAGCTAATGCACTTAAAAAGGGAGAGCAAGTTAGAGTTAAATATGTTGACTTTGATACTGCTATTAGACATAAATAGTTCCTTGGCTTACAGCTAAATTTTTCTTATATTTATAATCATGCTTAAAAACATTAAAAAGGGAATATTCCCATTCTTAATTACCATTTCTGCTCTATCAGTCTCAGCTTCTGCTGCTTTCTATTCAGTTAGTGGTTTAAGTAAATTATTTGCTGGTGCTTCTGTAGAAGTTATTATAATGACTGGTTCATTAGAGTTTGCTAAATTAGTAACTGCTTCACTTTTATACCAGTATTGGGGTACAATTAATAAAACATTACGAACTTATTTATCTATTGCTACTATTGTATTAGTATTAATTACTAGTATGGGTATTTATGGATTTTTAAGTGCTGCCTACCAAGAAACATACTTAAAACTATCAACAATAGAAAACCAAAAAGGTTTTATACAACAAAAAGTTGATTTTTACCAAAATGATGTAACACGATATGATACAGAAATTGAAAGAATATCTAGTAATATTAGTACTTTATCTAATGCAAAAGCTTCGACCATCCAAGTACGAGACACCTCGGTATCTGGGGGCTTTAGACAAACAATCTCCACAACTGAGCTTAGAATGGCGCAGAGTCGTATTAATATTGAGGAGGAAAATCGTAAGTTGGCGCAATCAAAAAGAACAATAGCATCTGATAGCCTCCAAAAATTCCAATTACAAGTATTAGAACTTGATAATAATAATGAAGTAGCAGGAGAATTAGGACCTTTACAATATTTATCTGGTTTAACTGGTTATTCTATGGACATAATTATAAATTGGTTATTACTTATTATAATATTTGTATTTGATCCCTTAGCAATATCTCTTGTAATTGCTGCTAATTTTGCTTTTGACCAAGCATATCCCAAAAAAAATTATAGAGAAAATTTATATGGAGAAGATATTGAGGTTAAAGATTCTGAAGAAATAGAAACTTTAGAAGAATTTGAAAAAAATTTAGATAAAATAGAAAAAATTAAAGCTTGGGAAGCATCAGAAAAAAGAATGGATATTATAGGTCAAAATGGTAATGATGGAGAACATTATTCAGAATATGATTTAAATAAAGATGGTATTGTTGATACTAATGAAAAAAATATAATTAAAGAAAAAATTACAAAAATACAAAAACAACACTCAGGAAATTTACGTTCTAATCCCGAAAAGATGAAAGAACTTAAAAAATTAGAAGATGATTTAACTAAATTATATTAATGAAAAATTTTATAAAATTCCTTATAATTTGGGTTAGTCAAAATCTAGCTATTCCTTTTTGGGTAGTAGGTCATATCCATTTATCAATTCATAATTTTCATGATTTAGTAGAAATTGGAGCTTCTATAGGTATGAATACTATAGTGGGATTTGGTTTCTTTTTAGATTATCGCGAAAACTCTAGTAAATAATTAGGTTACCCTGAATAAGGTTCGTATATTTACCATGTTGAGTAATTAAACACAACGTTAAAATAAAGGTTATGAAAGAATTTATTAAATATTTTAAGCAAAACCCCTTAGAATTTGTAGGAAATGTACTCTTTGTAAGTATATTATCATTGTTATTTTATGTTTCAATGTGGATATTTTATTAAATGGAAAGACCAAATTTTTCAAAAAGTATAGTATTAAAAAGGTTATCTAAATACCAAAAACTAAACTATAATAGATTTATGTGGTGGAGAATGTATGGTTATAAAACTAAACCATTACCTTCAAAATCAGATTTTAGAGATAAAATATTTAATGGTGATTTTGAACCCTCTTGCTATAGATGGCAGGCGTATTTATGTGAACATGAATTAGCTGATTTATGGGAAGAATGTGAAATGGATATAGCAAAGTATAATGAAAAAGGTGCTGTAATGAAAGCTAGAAGAAAAAGATTATATGAAGACTTTGAAAAAGATGAAACTTATAGGTTAGATTACTTATTTACAGAATTTTCTAAAAATTTTGATATTACAAAACACCAAGCAGAAGAAGAAGCTTTAAAATGTAGTGGAGAATTAATAGATCTTTATTATATTATAGAAGATAAATATAGAAAACAAATTAAAGTCTCTCGTAGAGGACGCCCAAAGAAATATGTTTAAAGTATCACACGAAGTACCTAGATGTCTTTTAACAGCATCACCTGAATTTAATGATTATGACTATTGTTTACCTCATTTATTAGATATAGATGAAGAGTATAAACAATATTTTATTGATGCTAGAGATAAAGGTAGATATGTTATTATGGATAATTCTCTCCACGAATTGGGAGAAGCATATAACCATGAAAGACTACGCTATTGGGTTAACGAATTAAAACCAGATGAATTTATAGTACCTGATGTTTGGATGAAATGTGCTGAAACCGCAGCACAAGCTAAATATTGGAAACAATTTAATTACCCTAAAAAAACAAAACTAACTGCTGTAATCCAGGGTGAAAATAAAAACCAAGCTTATTTATGTGCTAGTTTATTAGCTAATTTAGGATATGAAAAATTATGTGTATCTTATGGTGCTACTTGGTATAATGATTTCTTTCCACATACTAATGTAGACATAGGAAAAGCATTAGGTAGAGTACGGTTTGTACAGGGTTTATTTAAATTAGACCAATTAAAAGATATTAAGTTTCATTTATTGGGATGTTCAATACCTCAGGAATTCGGTTTATATGATAATAATCCTCAAATTGAATCAATAGATACTTCAAATCCTGTAATGGCAGCCTTAGATGGTACTAAATACAGTAGTAATGGTATGAACTATAAACCAAATGCTAATATGAATGATTTTTTTAATATTAAATTTGAAGATATTAAATACGAAGATATTATTTATAATACAACACAATTTAGAATAATTAATAATTTAAAACCAAAACAGTTATGATGTCACTTTTTGATTACCAAGGCCATGCAGATAAAGATGGTACAGGTCTAAGAGTTAATGCTTATGCACAACTTAGAGAACAACCATTTGAAAAAAGGAAATTAGAATTTAATGATATGGAAGTATTTTTATATACTAAAGAATTCTTACAAGAATATTTTAAAGTAGAACAAATTTTTGAACGAGAATTACCCTTTTAATTATGGTAGAAATAATAAAACACGCATTGGGGGTTTGTGGAGAGCACTATCATCCAAATTTATGGACACTTCTTTTAGGAGGAGTTGGATTATCTACTATATTTTCGTATGTTCGATTATATATAAAATGTAAAATTAAACAAGCGTTAGCCTATACGCAAAATACCTGGCAAATTTTAAATAAATAAATTATGGCAAAACACGTAGTAGTTTCGTTAAGTGGTGGAATGGATAGTAGCACCCTATTGTTAAGAGCTATCAACGAGTATGATACTGTAACAGGTATTTCTTTTGATTATGGTCAAAAGCATAAAGTAGAGTTAGAAAGAGCTCAACAATTAATAGATTATCTTGCAGGTGAAGGTCACAAAGTAAATTATAGACAAATTAAATTAGATGGCTTAGTAGATTTACTAGATTCAGCTTTAGTAGAAGGTGGAGATGATGTACCAGAAGGACATTATGAGCAAGATAATATGAAAGAAACAGTTGTACCTAATAGGAATAAAATGTTTGCTTCTATTGTACAAGCAGTAGCATTATCTGTAGCAAATAGAACAGGAGAAACTTGTGATATTGCTTTAGGGATACATGCTGGTGATCATGCTGTTTACCCTGATTGTAGGCAGGAATTTAGAGATGCAGATGATGCAGCTTTTAGAATGGGTAATTGGGATGCTGATCAAGTAGGGTACTTTACACCATATTTAGATACGGATAAATTTGGTATATTACAAAATGGAGAAATATTATGTGCAAAATTAAAAATAGAATTTAATGAAGTCTATTCTAGAACTAATACTAGTTATAAGCCTTACCCTAGTGGGAATAGTGATTATAAGTCTGCTTCTTCTGTTGAACGAATTGAAGCATTTATTGCTTTGGGTAAAAACGATCCTGTTCAATATGAAGACGAAAGTGGTGAAGTTGATTATGAAGTAGCGAAAGCTCATGTTAAAAAAGTTCTTGCTGAATACGTATAGTAATATATAAATAATTAATAATAGTAATGAACAACGAACAACTAAACGGTAACACTCAGTTAAACACTGATCGTAATGCTTTTAATCAAAAAGTAAGTAGATTATCTATGTTAGGCCAGTCTAAAAAAGTACAATGGTCTAATAAACGTAGATGGAGAAATGTTTAAAGGACTTGTCTCATGGTGTAACTGGTAACACGTCTGTTTTTGGTACAGAAGAGTCTAGGTTCGAAACCTAGTGAGACAACAAAATTTAAAAGTTATGAAAAAACAAGAATTACCTGATGCAAAAAAACATCAACAAATTTCCTTTATTAAATCTGGTATTCGTATCTTAGGGTATGGAGCTTTATGGTTTAGCTTGGATATTGCAGTTATTTTACTTATATTGAGTGAAATAGTAGGCATAGGAGAAGAATTAGTTTAATTAAATATATCAAATGAAAAAAATACTTTATTTTACAGCTTCATGGTGTGGTCCATGTAAAGCATTAGCACCTAGAATGCAAAACTTAGCAGGTCAAATCAATTATGGTAAAATTGATGTTGACCAAAATTCAGATTTATCAGCAAAATATGGAGTTAGAAATGTTCCTTGTTTAGTTTTAGTAGATGGGGATGGAAAAGAATTAAATAGAATAGTTGGAGTAAAATCAGAACAAGAAATCTTAAATTTTTATAATGGGTAAATTTCAATCAAGCAAAGTATTTGACGGTTTTTCTACAGTATTTCGTCAATGGAAAGCAGAAACAACACACTGTAGATTTGTACATGGTTATGGTATATCATTTAAAGTTTATTTTGAAGGCGAATTAGATGAAAGAAATTGGGTTTGGGATTTTGGTGGAATGAAACGTGCTAAAACTTTAATTGATAATAAACAACCTAAAGCATGGATGGACTATATGTTTGATCATACTATGATTATAGCAGAAGATGACCCCGAAATAAAAGCATTTCAACAAATGGATGCTGCAGGTGTAGCACAAGTAAGAATAATACCAGCTACAGGTGCAGAAAAATTTGCTGAATATATTTATACTAAATTAAATAGTTTTGTTAAAGCTGAAACCGATAATAGAGTAAGAGTAACGAGAGTTAAATTTATGGAACACGGTAAAAATGCAGCTTATTATAGTGAGTAAAAGTATAATAGTGAATGAAAAACCACTTTAAAAAATTAACAGTATGCACAAGCAACTAAAAAGGGTTACAGACTACGAAAAAAACTTACCCATTGTAGAAATTTACACAGCAGTACAATCTGAAGGATCTAGAGCAGGATATCCAACAGTAGTAATAAGAACTACAGGGTGTACACATAGATGCTATTTTGGTGAAGGAGGTTGGTGCGACAGTTGGTACACTTCAATTCATCCAGAAAAGGGACATTTTAACTTTAAGGATATTATTGCAATGTATAATAAGAATCCTCACATTAAAGAAATGATGTTAACAGGAGGTTCTCCAACTATGCATCCAGCATTAGTAAACGAATTAACACACTTTGCACATGAAAACGATATATTTATTACTATTGAAACTGAAGGAAGTCATTTTTTACCCACAGATTACCCTATTAATTTGTTATCTATTAGCCCTAAGTTTTCTAATTCTGTTCCAGTATTGGGGGTAGAAACTCCAAATGGATCTATTACTGATGAAAAAATGATAAAGGTTCATAATAGATTAAGACTTAACTATGACGCTATAAAACAATCAATTGCTTATCATTCGGATTTTCACATTAAACCAGTTTGGGATGGCAAAGATCAAGAGGCATTAGCTGAAATTATGGATTGTATTGCAACATTAGAAGTTAAACCTGAAAAAGTATGGTTTATGCCTGCAGGAGATTCTAGAGAAGCATTATTTAAATCTTATCCTGTATTATTTGATTGGGTTAGAGATAATGGTTATAGAATGACATGGAGACCTCATATTATTGCATTTGAAGATCAACGTGAAGTATAATGACTAAAGATGAAGCTTTAGAGATATTAGAGGAAATAGAAGAAAACATCAATGTCTGTTGTGCTATAACAATGGAACCAGATGAAGTGTTAGTATTAGTAGATAAATTAAAAAGTTATATAGAAAATGGAAAATAAAAGAAGAAAGGTTCATGAAGAACTAGAAGTTGTAAAAACAGGTTATGCAAATGGTGTTGCAGAAGGATTCCCCTTTACAGACAAACAAAAGTTAAAAATGATTAGTAATGCAGAAAAAGCTTATGGTAAGTTTTTAGATGCATTAAAATGTGATTGGAGAGATGATCCCAATTCAATGGAAACACCTCGTAGAGTAGCTAAAGCTTATGTTAATGATTTGTGGGCTGGTAGATACACTGCAATGTCTCCTATTACATCATTCCCTTCAGATGGTTATGATGGCATTGTTATAGAACGTAATATACCGTTAACTTCAATGTGTTCACATCATCACCAAACAATTGGGGGTGTTGTTCATATTGGTTATGTAGCGGGAGAAGGAGGTCAAGTAATTGGTTTATCAAAATTAAATAGAATTGTAGAATTATTTGGTAGAAGAGGAGCAATACAAGAACAATTAACGTCAGCAATACATAATGCTGTAAATAAAATTACAGATGGAAATAAAGGTGTAATTGTTACTATTGTAGGTACTCATAATTGTGTAAGTTGTAGAGGTGTTAAACATCAAGGTGCAGCAATGGTTACTACAAAAGCATCAGGTGTATTTAGAGATAATACTAATTTATCTCGTAAAGAATTTTTTGATAGTTTAAAAATTAATAACGGAGGACATAATATATAAAACATGGCACTAACAATTGAAAACAAAATAATCTTAAGTTGGGAAGATATTACTTCATCAGTTAATAACTTATGTAATCAAATCCCCCTAGAACTTCCTAATATAGATTCAGTTCATGGTATTCCAAGAGGAGGATTAATCCCAGCAGTATTAATTTCTCATAAATTAGGTTTACCTTATGTAAATGCCATAGGTCCTAATACTTTAGTTATAGATGATATAGCAGATACTGGAGTTACCTTAGATAAAGGTCCTGGAGTTTATACAGCAGTATTACATTATAAACCACATACATCCTGTTTTCAACCTAATTTATGGTCTAATACACATAAAGGAGATGAGTGGATAATTTACCCTTGGGAAACTAAAGACTCAGATCCAATTCAAGATTATTTAAAAAGTGAAGAATTTAAAGAATTTGCTGAATTTGTTGATGGAGATAATGAAGAACTTGGACACCTGAAAGATTCTTCGTATATTGCGGGTATGACAAATGATAAAGAAGGATCATTCATGAAATTTCAAAATAAAATAAACAATAAATAAAATGAGCGAACAATTAAAACTATTCTCAGAAGAAGCAGATCACGTATGGGTTAATGAAGTTCCATTTGTATCAGAAGTAGAAACTTTTAATCGTACGTTCGGAAAACCAAATAATTATGAGCCAACAATACCAGAAAAAAAGGAGTGGCAATTCGTATATGACTTTGTACTTGAAGAATTGGAAGAATATAGACAGGCTTGCGAAAACGGAGACATCGTGGAAGTTTTGGATGCTTTGTGTGATATTGCTTATGTTTCCCTTGGGAACGGCACCATGTTACATGGTCTTAAGGATAAGATATGGCCAGCATATCAAGAAGTACAAGGAAGCAATATGTCAAAGTCTTGTAGCACTAAAGAAGAAGCCATGGAGACTGTCACCCTCCGCTCTAAAGAACAAAATGAGCCATGTCACTTTGAACAGGTGGAAGAAAGATTCGTAGTTTATAGAACACGAGATAGAAAAGTAATGAAATCTATTAAATATTATAGACCAGATTTATCACAATTTTTTAGTAATGATGAATTAGAAAAGTTTTATGAAGTTGAAACAATTATTTAATGTATAAAAAATGTTATCAAGGTAAAAAATTAGGACATAATGTTTGGGAAATGCATCTTTGGGAAGAAGATAAAGGCCATCAAGTTATTCCTTATGAAAATATAGCATATCAAGAATGTAAGGAAGACGAACACACTAATATTGGACTAAATGGTGAACATTTAAAACATACTAATAATTGGTACTTTTCTAAGAACCCAAATTATAGTAATAAAAATACTCCTGGGCTTCATTTCCATGATATGAAACTTCATCAAAAATTCTTAGTTGAAAGGTATGGGATTAATGATGTACCTTCTACAGGACATAGAGAAGTATTTTTTGATATTGAGTGTGAAATTGGAGGTGCCTTAACTGAGGATTATATTGAAAGTGCACCTATGCCTATTACTTCAATTGCTTGGTGGGATAAAACACCTGATACTTGGCATATTTTAATTCTTGATAAAAAAAATCAACTTAAACATACTAAAGCTAAAAATAAGGAAATTATACCTTGTAGTACTGAAAGTCAATTATTAGCTAAATTTGTTGAAACTATTAGGGATATTGATCCTGATATATTAATTGGTTACAACTCGGACTATTTTGATATACCTTATCTATATTATAGAATGTGTAATACAATAGGTAAGGAATTTGCTGATCATTTATCACCTTTAGGTAAAGTAGAATCCAAAAAGTTTTCTAAATTCTTTTATAAACGAAATCAATATGTTGATATTGTGGGAGTTGAATCACTTGATTATATTCGTTTACATAAAAAATATAGTTGGAAAGATGAACCAAGCTGGAAACTAGATGCTATTGGAGAAAAGTATGTTGGTATGAATAAGGTTGAATATGAAGGTAATTTAGACCAATTATTTGAAACTGACATACATAAATTTATTCAGTATAATTTTGTTGATGTTGAAATACTTCAAAAATTAGACGAAAAACTACAATACATAGCTTTAACTAAAAATTTATCACACAAAGGTAAACATAATTATAGTGAAGTTTATTCTAATAGTGTAACCCAAGATGGAGCAATTTCAGCTTATTTATTATCTCAAAATATAATCCCACCACCTAAAGAACCAAACCCACAAAAGAAAGATGGTTATGCTGGGGGTTATTTATTTTGTCCTAAAGCCGGATTATACAAGTATATGTTTGATGAGGATTTAACATCACTATATCCATCTATAATCATGTCAATAAACATAGGTAAAGAAACTTTCATAGGTCGCATTATAGATGCAGATGACCGTAATAATAGGTTGGGTCTTAATGATTTAAAAGAACGTGATTCTAAAGATTTATTATTAGTTGAAAATGGAAAACGACGTCAAACTAATGTTGAAGCTGGAGAATTAGTAAAAATAATTGAATCACAAAATTTAGCTGTAGCGGCTAATGGTTCAATGTTTAGAACAGATAAAGAAGCAGTATTATCTACTATACTTAAAAAATGGTTTGAAGAACGTGTTTTATATAAAGGACGTATGAAAAAAGCATATAAATCTGGAGATAAAGAAGCAGGTGAATATAATTATTTAATGCAGTATACAATGAAAATTTTGCTCAATAGTTTATATGGGGCTACTGCTTTACCTTCATTTAGGTATGGGATGAATCATTCAATATTAAGTGAAGCAATTACATTATCAGGACACAGAATTATACAAGAATCAGCTCTTTGTGCTAACAGACATATGAATAAAGTTATGCGTAATGAGTTAAAATTAAAAATATGACATTAAAAAAACAATCAATTAGAAGTAACCAATTAATTACAGAAAACGGAGAACCTGTTTCTAAAGAAGAATTAATTACTAGAAGCGAAGAATGGAGTGAAATCCAAGAAAATTTCTTTAGAAAAATGCTTAAACAAGGTGGAATCTTTAAAGTAGCGGGAATAAAATATAAAGTAGAAATAATAGAAAGAAACGATTTAGACTCAAATGGAAATAGACCAGTAACGGTACCACCATTACCAGGCGAAAGAACATTTTAAAAATAAAAATATGAAAGTAGAAGTATCAAACGGAGAATTATTAGATAAAATTTCAATTTTAGAACTAAAAATGTTAAAAATTGAAGATGAAGAAAAATTAGTTAATATTAAAAAAGAATTTGAAACATTAAATCCTTTAGTTGTAAGTTTATTTGAAAAACATGACAGTCAACTACAAAACCATTATTTAGAATTAGCTAAAATTAATGGTGAACTTTGGGATATAGAAGATTGGATTAGAGATTGTGAACGTGAAAAGAGATTTGACAAAGAGTTTGTAGAACTAGCTCGTTCTGTGTATATTACCAATGATAAAAGATGTGAAGTTAAAAAGCTAATTAACATAGAAACTTCATCAGGATTAGTAGAAGAAAAATCATATAAAGAATATTAATGGTAAAAGGAGTTATAGCAGGAGCATTTGATGTAATACACCCAGGTTATATAAAAATGTTTAAAGAAGCAAAACAACATTGTGATAGTCTTATAGTACTACTACATACAGATCCCACAATTGAAAGACCAGAAAAATTAAAAGCTATATTAAGTGTAGATGATAGAAAAGAAATATTAATGTCTCTTAAATATGTAGATGATATAATTAAATATACATATGAAGAACAATTATATGATTTACTTAAAATGGGTGAATTTGATATTAGGTTCTTAGGAGATGATTATAAAGATGAGCCTTTTACTGGTGATGATTTAAGAATTTTGATTCATTATTTAAATAGAGACCATGGTTGGTCAACTACTAAGTTTAAAAAATTAATAGCACAATCTATATGAAACATTTAGAAGAAACACCTTGGTGGATTTGTGATGCGGATGATGAAAATTATTGTGCTTATGTAGATACTGATTCTAATTATTTTAATGCCGAACCTATATTATTTCATTTATATCCTAATTTTGAAGAATTTAGTGATAAAGAAAAGGATGACATTTTAGAAAAAGTAGCACTTAAATATCAAGATGTTATTACTAATCATTATAACATTTTAGCTAAAGATTGTTTTAATGTCTCAGAACATAGGCTTGAAATGAAAACTGAATGTGTAATTAGATCTGCTTATTTTAGAGCCACTAGACGTTATGCACAATGGATTACTAAACAAGAAGGTATTGAAAAAGAAACTTTAGATATTAAAGGTTTAGAATTTATGAAAGCAAATTTCCCACCAATCCTGGGAGAATTTTTTAACGATATTCTTCAACAAGTACTTAAGGGTGAAGAAAAATCAAATATAATTGATCAAATTAAAGTATTTAAAAAACAAATATTAGGTGGAGGAATTTCATTAGCAAAATTAGGTAATCCTACGGCAGTTAAAAAATTACAAAAATATTCTGGTACAAGTGCTAGAGCAGGTGAAATGTTTACTGAAATACTTAAAGGTGCTCCTGCCCCTGTAAGAGCAGCTATTAGATATAATGATTTATTAAAATTGTGGAAATTAGATAGAAAACATAATTTAATTACAATGGCTGATAAAGTTAAATGGATTTATTGTAAAGATAACCCATATAAAATAGAAGCATTAGCATTCTTTGATTATGATATTCCTGAAAAAGTACAAGAATTTTTAGATAGATATGCTGATAGACAAAAAGTATTTGATTCAATATTATTAAATAAATTAGAAGGATTTTTTAGTGATCTACAATGGTCATTAGATTTAAATCCTTATACAAATGCATTAAGTTCGTTTGAAATCTAAGATAAAATTCGTATATTATAGTTATGATAAATAAAAGCACACTTACATCCGTTATTTCCAAATATTATCTAAATGGTTTAAATAACCAGGTAAAATGGAGAATTAAAGACAACCAACTTATTATTTATGCAGGTGAATCAGGTAGAGTATGTAAAATAGAACATAGTAATTTTCCATTAGAAGATGCTGAATTAGGTGTATTTGACACCCATAAATTAAGCAAATTAATATCTATTACTAATGGTGATTTAATGGTTTCATTAGAAAAAATAAAGGCTATTTATACTAAAATGCATTTTGCAGATGCCAATTTTGATTTAACTTATTCACTAGCTGATATTCTTATTTTAGGCAAAAATACATATTATGAAGATCCTGAATCATTTGAAATGGAACTTAATTTAACTAGAGAAGATATTGATCATTTAATTAAAGCTAAAAGTGCATTAGCTGATGTAAATAATATGTTACTTACAAGTACCACAAATATGGATGGCACAAACATCTGTGAATTTATATTTGGTGATAATACTGGATTTTCAAATAAAATAACTTACCAAATTCAAGGTAATATATCTAAAAGTGATATAGAAATACCTTTTGATTCTGATATATTTAAAGATATTTTAAATGCAAATAAAGATATGGACAGTGGTACATTAAAATTATCAGAACAAGGAATGTTAAAATTAAACTTCTATTCAGAAGAAGTAAAAAGCGAATATTTTGTAGCTAGGAATGAATAGTTACATATGTATAATAGAACATAAAATTGCAGCTAGGGCGCGTTGTTATGTTTAAATTAAATTAATCGAGAGCTTCGGCCTCACAAAACTAAATGATATGAGTACATTATTCAATGAACGTACACCGTTCGACTTACTAT